CGGTCTACAAATGGTCTATATGGAATAGTGAAACCTAGCGAATAACAAAGTGTCTTGTACGTATTAAGAACACCGTTTCCATTCGTGTGGGTTCGCTCTAAACCACCATCTGTAGTCCGTACGGGACCAACACCCGGTCCGATATCATGCTGATTGTTAATTGATTATACGCTGTTTTATATACGCGGTCTACAAATAGTCTACGGTAATTTTGTGAATACCTGGTCCTGAAGTGTAACGGGATCACTGTCCGCCATCTCAATTATCATCGTGTAGACCTCCAGCATGTCGCGGGTTTTCAGGTGTACTCTATTATGTAGCATGGTAAGCTCTATCCACTGCTGATCACCGCCACCGAATACTTTGATTTCTTCATAACCAGTGTTGACCGCGAATCTTTCGAATAATTGAACCTCGTAATCCAGGGCTTCGCTGATGCCGGGGTATTCGATACTGACGTTCTGGAAGGTCAGATCCTCGTCAATGTCAAAGGAGACTTTCAGCTGCAGGTCTGGATTGTCCAGGTGCCATGATCCTACAAACGGATCTTGTGTAGATTGTGGATCTTCCTCCTGACAAGCGGCAAGGAGAAGGATAAACGGCAGGATGTAGTTTTTCATATTATTGGCTTTTGAATTGAATTTAGGGCTATTTCCCGGGCTTTATCCATCCCTCCAACCGCCTCTACTGATGATTTCCGGGGATATATTGTCAGGGTTACTTTCTTGTCTTTAATGGAGGGGCGACCCGATCCGGGTCGCTTTCCTCCGTGTGTTTTCTTTCTCATTTTTTAACTGCCAGAATAAAGCTACCGCAGCAGTTATAAACCTCAATGCCAGTAAACAGGATGTCCTCGTAGGACTTTAAATAATCCCTTGACTGGCCTACAAACCACGCTCCGGCGATTCCTAATGTGTGCTCTGTATTATTAATATTGCCGGGTGTGGCAGCCTGAAAAGAGGCTGAACTATCAGATTCAACCATATCACTCATGCTGTTAAACCTGGATTTGGTGGTTATAAACAAGTTTTCACGGTTCTTTTTTACAAATGACTTAACGGTTGCCATTGTGATTTTCCGGGGTTGTGTTGCTGTTGTATTCATAGCTGTTTCGTTTAATTGTTGAATCAAAGATACAGCGTCTAACTTGAATATGCAAATATTTTATCAAGTATTTTCAGATTATTTTTTATTCGGAAACAAAAAGGTAACATCCGGAAGATTTCTCACCCCTAGGGGTTGCTTTTTTAAGGGACTTTTTTTTATTTCAAATCCCGCCCTTGAAACCCACCCCTGTTCACCCGGCGGCTTTAATCTTATCTTTCCACCCTTCAATCCTACTGTTATGGCCAAGTCTAATCAAAACCGACTTATCCACTCATTGTCTAATGCTGGGATAAGCCCCCATGTTATAGCTCAATTTCTCAAGCGTTCTATAGCAGCCTTAAAGAAAAACAAACAGGGCGCAAAAGCGCAATTCGAAATCGCACAAGCAAAACTTTTATTATTTCATTTATGCCCTTGACGGCAATCATCCAACTCTTTTTTTAGCCTTTGTATTTTTTCGTCCTGGTCCTCAATGATCCTATTGGCTTTATTGAGGTTATCGATATAGATATCCAAATACTCAGGGGATGGCTTCTTCTCCTTTAAAAGCCCCTTTCCTACAAGTGTAATATTTTGCTTTATATTTGTTCCACGGGAAACATTTCTTTCCCTTTCAAGATCTAGTATATCATCCCCAAACACCCGCCCCCAGTTCTTTAAAAACTCACCCTTTGGTCTGGATTCGCCGCGTTCATAATGGCTTAGCTTCACAGATTCCCGCTTAATATCATCTTTTTCAGTAAATCCCAATTTGCGACAAACCGCCGCCTTACCCCCGTATTGCTCTATTAAGGCCGTCATCACTTCCGATAAGGAAATATTTTTCAACTTTTTCTTTCCTTTTGTTTGCATGGAAGGAAATATTTATTAGGTTTGTACACTATAAGACAATATAAGACAGAACGAGACAATATGAAAAACGGCAAACAAACCCAGGTAAAGAAAGGTGTAGGATTTCGGCAAATACGTGAAGTAAAGCCTTCAAGAAAGACCTATAGCAATGTGGAGATATACCGCGCAAAGAAGCAGGGAGAGGGTGTGGATCTGAAGATTTCAGAGGCAGCAGTTGAACTGATTGAAAGGGGACTTGAAGCGGAGGGCATCGTATGACTCGCATAATCCCCATGCGTTCAGAAGGACGCTACGAAAGCAAAGACCTGGAACGCCTGGTAAACGAGCTATACGAACATCAGCAGCATAAAGAGGTTATGCACGCAAAAGAAGCAGCGGCATTTTTAGGCATCGGCCTTACCTCCTTATATAAGTGCAAAGATATCCCGCATCATACCCTTCCTGGACTTGAGGGCCGAATATATCTGAAAGACGAATTAATCGACTTCATAAAGCAGCACTAATGACCACCTTCAAATACAGCCTGGGACAAAAAGTATTCGACAAATGGAGTGATGAATTCACAACTGTAATTCAAAAGAGGGTAGAGTATGGACGTCCTTATTACAGACTAGAAAATGGAAGTATAAGGATTGAGGGTCAACTGTATGGAGAAGAGGATTTTATTAAACCCATTGAAACTTTTAAACTATCGCAAATATGAAAAACGAATTTGAATTTTTTCCAATGATTCGACTGGCATGGTTTCGGGAGGATCGCGCATTGTTATTTCAGTTTTGGTTCGCCTTCTGGATTGGAAGCTGGTGGGTGGTTAGTGGCACAAGGGCCTCAAGGATAGGAAATGAAAAGCGATTTTCTATTCACTAAAATCATTGCGATAGTACCTCCGGCGGCGATAGCATCATAAGCCGGGGGGAATCGCTTAACCCATTGAAAACTTTAACAAACTATAAAACCATGAAAGAATTAATGTTATTACTCTCAGCGGCATTGCCTGAAGATTTACTGCTATCTCAATTAAAGTCCGCTCTAACTGAATACGAGTTAGCCCATCGAAACAAACACGCGGCGGTCTTTCAATGATTTGCATGATGTTCGCAACTAAGGAGGCCTCGGAGAACACGCCGGGCGGAGTTGACGGGATGCTTTCTCGTATGGACAAAATGGAAAAAGGCATGGGTCTCATGGATGTTAAGGAGCATAATAATAAAGGTTAACCCCCCTACCCCTATGGAAACTCTCAAACAAACAGAAGGTAAAACAGATAATGAATTACTTGCTAATCAGGACTTGATCGATGACTTCATGGGTCGAGAACATTGGCGAATGCACCCTAACCATGAATGGGTTTCCTATCACAACGATTGGAACAGGCTCATGCCTGTAGTAGAGAAGATCAACAGCCAGGACGGCTACTCTGCAATTCATATCGACCACGATCAGGCATTTATCCACTTCAGTGAGACCGAGCGTATGGTTGACTTCCTGAAAGAAGATCACGGCTACTTTGGAATGATCTATCAGGCTGTAGTCACTTATGTAAAATGGCTTAAAACTCAACATAAATAAAATGGAAACTCTCAAAATCTCCTACCGTGGACACACAATAGAACCCGACTATCGGAATCCTTATTCCAGTAAGCCTGAATACATGTACTACCCCACAGAAGAAGGTCCAGACCATGACTATGATCTTGTAGGAGAAGATTACAAGTACTGTGGTAACTGCGGATGGGCTGACAGCATCGAAGAAGCTAAGGATGCCATAATGGAAAAAATAATGGAGGCTAAGCCTTATCATGTGGTAAAGACAACATTCGGAATGCTGGAGTATTGCTTCCCATGGCTTTCGGAAGCTACTGGATTTCAAAAGACATGGGGCGGAGAATTGCTTCCTTATGGCCAACCAATCTATAACCCGTAAAACAATCCATGGCAACGTTACCTGAACCGGATTTTGAGGATGAAGAAATCGACGACGATACACCAGATTATTACCTCTGTAATTGCTGTGGGTACACTTGCGTTACAAATCACAACGGATGGGGGTGCCCTAAGTGTACCGCGCACATGGAACCACAATATTATTAAAACCTTGGTGAACTAATAAACGCTTGACTTATGGAAACAACTGAAAAACGCATTTATCTAAACGCAGATCAGGCGAAGTCACTTCTATCTGATCAGGATTTTATACACACTTTCCGCAACCCGCGAGGTATGATGATCGGATGTGATTGGAGTAAAGAGAAACTTATTCAAGCCATCGACGAAGCGCCGGAAAACCATATTGAAATCGGCGGAGAACTATGTATGCGAATGGGTCACGGATTGGTGATATATATCGACGGTCCTTTATTCGTGGAGGTTGACAAAGACCAAATCAAAAAACTTGAATCTGAACTTTTATAACCCCATGGACCACACAACACGCTTACTAAACGCCTCTATCGCCAGGGAAGAAAATAAACATCTAAGATCAGAGTTTAACATCACTCAGGATCTGGCCCTGCAAATAGTGGATCTGAAAAAAGAGCTTCAAAAGGCACAGGAACTACTCCGGCCCTTCAATGAGCTAGCTGCTGAAGTTCTTTATAACTCAACCTGGAAAGACGAAACCGTGGTATACTTTAATAAAAAAGAGATCACGCGAACGGATTTACAGGCTGTCTCTGACTACTTCATGAATAAAGCATTTAAATAAAAACTCTTATGGAAAATACACAATCAAACGGGAATGGATTTGATTTCCTTCCTGAAAATTACGAAGCCCCACAAGGTAACTCAGGTTACATGAAATTTCAGGATGGCGAAAATAAATTCCGCATCCTATCAAAGCCAATCATTGGCTGGCTGGACTGGAAAGATAAAAAACCCTTTCGGTTCCGGTTTAAAGATCGCCCGGAAAAGCCTATGGGAGATAAGCCTATAAAACATTTTTGGGCTTTCCTTGTCTGGAATTACTCTGCCGACGCTATCCAGGTTTTGGAGATCACGCAGGCCACAATTCAAAAACACATTCAAGATCTGAGTAAGGACGATGAATGGGGAGCGCCTTTTTACTATGACATCAAGGTAACCCGTAAAGGCAAGGAACTGGATACGGTCTACAGTGTTACGCCATCTCCAAAAAAAGACCTCTCGGATGAAATAAAGAAAGCCGCATTGGAAAAGTCCGCTAACCTAGAGGCTTTGTTTGAGGGTGCCGATCCCTGGATTGTGACAGGGGAACAAACTGAATACGCTTTTCAGTCCTTACCATTTTAATCATGTTCGCTGAATATCCTGAATCAAGATTTGTCGCTTTAGATATGGAGCCGCGCGTTGGAAACTTTACCAGCGGAGAAATCGCGGCCCTCATGTCTAAAGGGAAAGGAAGTCCTTACGGCGCTCCATACTATTCCTACATCGAGGAAAAGAAAATGGAGCGTCGACTAGGTCGCGTATTGAGGGGGGATGTTTTTGCCCGCCCGCTGACATGGGGGCATTTATGTCAATACAGAGTATTTGATTTACTCGGGGATCAATACACCCCCTGTAATAATAAGCCCCTGGATCACCCTACAATTCCATACTGGAAGGGAACACCAGATGCCACCAGGACGGTAGTGGAGCGGAATACTGTGGTAGAAGTCAAATGCCCCGAGACATTGAAATCATTTTGCCTGATCGTGGACTCCTGGAAAAAAGGCGGAATTAACGAGATCCGTAAAAAGCATAAGGACGGGGATAAATTCTATTGGCAGATCGTCAGTAATGCTATTCTCACCAAATCAAAATACGGTGAACTGGTCGCATACGTGCCCTATCAATCTGAACTGGAAGCCATCCGGGAAATGGCGCAAAACTTCGACGGAGAAAAGCAAGCCCGCTTTCTGTGGATCGCCTCGGCTTATGATGACGAATTGCCCTTTGTAAAAGACGGCGGATATTATAAGAACCTCAATGTAATGCGGTTTGAAGTCCCTGTCGCTGACAAGATGGCCCTGCATTCCAGGGTAGAGGAAGCCGGAAAAGAATTATCTGACATAAACCTTTTAACATGACTACAGAAATCGAGAACATCAGACTAAAGGAAGCGTTAAGTGACCTTATTAACGCCACCAAAAAATATAAAGTTGGCGTTGCCCGAGAAACGCTTTGGCTCACAGAAAATAAAGTTTATCGAAAAGCTGAAGCCGCCCTCTCCGAAAAGAAAGACTAAATGACTATGTACGGCTTAAATAAACCCAACAACCCTAGATTCACCGTTTACTTCTGGAAGTGGGCTGTACTGTCATTCCTTGGATGTCTTTTTATTTTTTTCCTTATCTGTTACATGGCTGCTGCTATTGGTAATTATATTTTGAAATGATGAGACATAATTACATGCAATTTTATTATCAGTGTATGGAGAGTGGGTGTTTGCCTGACAGGGGGTTATGTCATTCAATCGGCGATCCTAGAAGAAGTGCGATTAATCCAGGGTTGTGGGTTTTTACAAATAAGGACCTGCAATTATTTGAGCCTATAGAACCACAACTGCACTATTGGGGATGTGAAGATTATGTGTCTTATGATATAACACACGGCTTTACCCCGTTACGACAAACTATCGTCCTATTTCTCGCAGCCATGAACAACGAATTATGAAAAACCGCCGCTACCAGCCGCAATTCGGAGACCCTGACCCTAGGCCTTTAGTAACATGGAGAGAGGTATTATTTGGTATTCTCTTTCTGTTAATAGGTGTTGCGGGGATGGTATGGATAGCTCTACAGGGAGCAGAGATAGATCATAATGTTAATCAGTTTTTGAACCCATGACAGTAATGACAGAAACCGAGTTGAAGCCTGAGTACACATGGACTCCCCGATTTGGTGTAATGGTCAGCCTTCCGTTAGGATTGATTAATTACCGGGCACTGGAGGAAGCCAGCAAAGGAATAGAAGCTGAGATTGAAACCGAAACTTCATCCTACAGGAAGGAAAAGTTATTCAGGATAAAGAAGGATATTAAAAAAATACTGAGAGGGGTATGAGCCAAGCTGAAATACAATTTGGGAGACTGAACAGGGACGCCGGCATGAAACGCGCTATCGATCACGCTAATGCCGTTGAGCGCGGATGGGAAGAGATGGCCTTTGATTTTTTCACCAATGTATTTCTAAAGCACCACAAAGGGACTTTCATGTGTGAGGATTATAGGGCAGCGTGTAAGGGAGTAGTTCCGGATCCGCCATCCCTGAGAGCTTTTGGACACATTATAACCAAAGCAAAAAGAAGGGGATTGATTACAAGGGTGGGGATAAGATCGGTAAAAAATAGCCGCGCTAATTGTGCGCTGGCTACACTATGGCATAGAACTTAAAACCATGAAACAAAAAGCTAAAAAATACCTCCTTGATGAATCCGACCTTGAATGGATTGTTGAGGCCCTTAATGAAGGGTATTCAAAAAAGCAATTAGCAAAGCAGTATAAAATATCAGTCAGACAATTGAACGCTGAACTGAAAGGAGATAAAGAAACTTAACAAATAATATAAATCATGAAAATTTACGTTGCGTCATCTTGGAGAAACAAATATCAACCTGAAGTAGTCAAAATACTCCGTGAATATGGTCATGAAGTGTATGACTTCCGAAACCCAGCGCCAGGAGAAAACGGTTTCGCATGGTCTGATATCGACCCTAATTGGGAGCAGTGGACGCCGGGCCAATGGCGCGAAAACCTTGAACATCCCATTGCCTTACATGGTTTGAAAAGGGACTTCGATGCAATGAAGTGGGCGGAAGTTTGTGTATTGGTAATGCCATCAGGGAGATCAGCACACACTGAAGCAGGCTGGATGAAGGGGGCTGGTAAAACCGTTTATGCGTTAGTGTTCGACAACTGTGAGCCGGATTTGATGTATAAGGTATTCGATGGTATTTGTGTTTCGATGGAAGAATTGATCGAGACAATAGAGACAATTAAAAACTTAGTCAGGGACGCTGACTAATAAGCCGGGGGCCACGTGAGCGTTGAATCTCTCCCCGGCTTTTATTGACGAGGTGGCGGAATTGGTAAGCGGTGGATCTCCTAAGATAAAGTGAAGCCGCAGACGTAATGGGACGTAATCGAGCAACGGCCAGAAATGGCGAACGGATGTTTCACCGGGATAGCGGGTTTCGTTCTTACTGAAAAGCAACACGGCTCTTTCCTTAAATGGATTCACGCGAGTTTGCCCATCTATCCATGCAGGTTCGAATCCTGCCCTCGTCACAAACTTAAAAAAGTATAGGGAATAGACCTCCACTTTTTTAAACTCATGGTATGAAAGCATTTATTCTACATCACGCCAACAGGGCAATCAAAGATTTTGCATGGGGTCAATATACCGGCGACTTCTATCGTGTGAAAGATGCTATCCTACGAAAGTACGGCAAGGCTGTAGGTTACGACATACAGCATATTGAAGGTAAGAAGTGTCGGTCGTGCGGCGGAAAAGGTTATCACCCGAGATATTCATATCACCCCCCTTACAATGTTTATGATTACGCAGACTGCTGGCATTGCTGGGGAGGGTGGTATAAGCAGCCACAATGGATATGCCTTGAAAGAATTGCCTTTGATGGATACATCTTCCACCGCCCATTGAAACGTGAGCTATGTGTAAAGAACCCTTTCACAGCGGAGGAACTTGGATGGCAGGTATCAGCAACGCCAATTATTGCCGGATACATAGAACACAATTCCACATGGTTCGGAAAATATGCCATAGCTATGATAATGATCAATACGCCCGACTTCCAACTGATCTGCAAGCGTATTTTGAAGGAGTGGAAATGGTATTGGCAAAGCAAGCGCGACCGTGTTGTAAGGCGCTTTAAGAAAAAGGTTGTCGTTAAAATCGCAATAGAAGATTGGGCCGGTGAAGATTTACCATTTTAACCTATTACCCACTATAAAAAATGGACTATCAGTCTTTCATTGAAAATAAACGCCATTCGATTGGAAACTTTGGGATCAATCCTACTTACCTGCCGGATTGCATGTTTGATTTTCAGAAATATCTGGCTGAATATTCAATTAAAAAAGGACGTTGTGCAAATTTCATTGATACCGGATTGGGTAAGACACTGGATGAACTTGTACATGCGGTCAATTACATAAGGCACACCAACAAGCCGGTTTTAATTATTACGCCTTTAGCGGTCGCATTTCAATTTATTAAAGAGGCTGAAAAGTTTGGGATTGATGATATCGAATACTCCAAAGATGGCCGGTACAAGTCAAAGATAGTGGTTTGTAATTACGAGCGGTTAGGATATTTCAGCCCTTCGGACTTTGAATGTGTGATCCTGGATGAATCGTCAATCCTGAAAAACTTTGAAGGCGCAATAAAGAATCAGGTTACCTCTTTTTTAAAGCGGGTTAAATATCGTTTTCTATTCACGGCCACGCCTTCACCTAATGACTTCATCGAATTAGGCACAAGTTCGGAGGCTTTAGGGTACATGGGTTATACTGATATGCTTACCCGGTTCTTTACAAATAACGAGGACACAATCAGCCCGCAGCACATCGGAACTGAATGGATTTTAAAGGGGCACGCAAAGGAAAACTTTTTCAAATGGGTGAGTGGATGGAGTATCTCAATGCGGAAACCTTCCGACCTTGGATTTGACGATAGTAAATTTATTCTCCCTGAATTAATAACAAACTATCATTCGGTTAAGAATGAAAACAATATGGTTATTAATGGGCAGATCATGCTTATTAACACCATCGCCAGAAGTCAATCCGAAATTCAAGCCGAAAACCGGGCAACGATTGAAAAGCGATGTGAGCGCGCTGTAGAATTGGCCGCCGGGCATAAAACATCTGTGTATTGGTGTAATCTTAACCCGGAAGGCGATCTCCTGGAAAGTCTGGATAAGAACGCGGTCCAACTTCACGGCAGTATGGACCTGGATAAGAAAGAAGAAATATTACTAGCCTTCGCCAATCAGGAAATTGATAAGCTAATCACAAAGGCAAAAATCACGGCCTTTGGGTTAAACTGGCAGCACTGCAATCATACGGTATACTTCCCGACATTCTCGTATGAGAGATACTATCAGGCTATCCGTAGGTTTTGGAGATTTGGTCAAAAGAAAGATGTGATTGTCGATCTGGTTTTTTCCGACGGTCAAAAGCGGGTACTAGATTCCCTGCTGGTTAAAACAGAAAAGGCCAATCAATTATTTACCAAACTGAACAGCAGTCTTCACCAATCATTTGAGATTAAGTCCAAAGAATTCAACCAAGAAATTAAACTCCCTGTATTTATATGAAAGTTTACTCTGTGAAAGATCAGCTTTTGACTGATGATTATTCGATTTACAACGGTGATTGTATGCACGTCCTTCCAATGCTACGGGATGAATCGATAGACCTGTCAATCTATTCCCCTCCGTTTGCCGGGCTGTATAATTATTCTAGTTCTGAAAATGATTTCTCCAACTGTGAAAGCAAAGAACAGTTCATGCAGCAGTATGAATTTTTGATTGCTGAAATCGGAAGGGTAACCAAACCCGGGCGCATCACTGCGGTACACGTTACCAACATCAAAGATTCCAAAACTGGGGATATGTGGGAGTTCCCACATGAAGTTGTAAAACTCCATCGTAAACACGGATTTAACTGGAAAGATCAAATTACAATATGGAAAGAGCCTTTGAAAGTTCGTATGCGTACAATGGTGCGGTCCTTAATGCACAAACTAATTGTTGAGGATTCGACGGAATGTTTTACAGCTATGCCGGACTATATTCTAACATTCAAAAAGAAAGGCGATAACGCGGTGCCGGTAACCCATCCGGTAGGGCTGTCTGACTACTTCGGAGAAACACCAATCCTTCCTGAGATGGTGGAAAAATATGGAACGTTTGATCAACTCAAAAAGAAGTACACCGGGCACACGGATCCAAAAACAAATAAGCTATCGCATATTATATGGCAGCGGTACGCATCCAGCGTGTGGGATGATATCCGAATTGACAACGTACTTCCATTTCGGGATAGTAAAGATGAAGATGACGAAAAACACGTACACCCCTTGCAGCTTGATGTAATTCAAAGGGTAGTGGAATTGTATTCTAATCCTGGTGAAGTTGTCTTATCTCCATTCATGGGTGTGGGCAGTGAGGTGTACGGGGCTGTAAGTCTTGATCGGAAAGGTATAGGTATTGAACTCAAAGACAGTTACTACAAGCAGTCGGTAATGAACCTGAAAGATGTGAAGCGTGTAAAAGAAAAATCCCAACTACAATTAATATGACCACCCAGTTTATAAAAGGAGGAAAGTAAATGGCTAAAGAGGATTTCTGTTTTACATATTACGACGGTGACGCGGCCAGGGACACAACCCACATGAACCGGCTGGAAAGGGGCGCATATCACGATATAGTTATTTCTCAGCGGAAGTTTGGTCACCTAACAGGCGCCCAGGTTACGAAGATCCTCGGGCGTGACTTTGATGAATGCTGGCCGGCTATTGAACTGATTATGATTAAGGACGCGGATGGTAAATTTTTTATTGAGTGGTTGGATAGGTCTATTTTGAAAATGCAGGCGCATTCCAAAAAGCAAAGCGAGAACCGGAAAGGTAAAACCAAAATTAACCAAACAGGAACCAAACAGGAACCAACATTAAACCAAACGCAACCTTTAGAAGATGGAGATGGAAATGGAAATGAAGATGGTATTGAATTAGAAAATAAAAAAGAGTCGCACGAAAATGATCCACGTGAAACTGATTCAGAGACGTTGGGGGATGTTGAATTCTGGACTTCACAAGTCCTCGATGGTAATGATGCCTACTTTTTGAATATGGTTCGCAATGCCTCGATCATCCTCAATGGACAACTTGAGAATCTGGCGCGGGATCATCTCGGAAAATGTGCACGGTACAACTGGCATGAGCGCATGACCACACAGCAAGCGTTCCGGCATAGCCTTCTGAATTACATCACGGAGAATCTTAAAACAGCAAAGGATAAACAAAATGGAAAGCCATCCGTCACACTCGCAGAACTCCAAGCCCTCAGAAAAGGGGATGTATGAATTCTTCCATGACGAATTTCAAAGCCTCAGGGCAAAAACCGGCATCCGGCAGTGGGAGCAATTGAACGATCAGCCTGATTCAGCAAAGGTTATCCACGACCATATTCAATTCATGTGCAAAGAGTGTGATAAGCCCCCGTTCCATGTGGTGGACGCCAAGGTCAAGCAGCGGGTTATTTCACGCGCAATCGTCGAGGATGGGGATTTCATAGGGCTAAACGCAAAGTTCGTCAGGAAGGCTTTAAACGCCTGGTGGATGGTGAACCGCGACCGGGTTATGGAGGCGCTGAATGATCATAAGATTGCGGACAAAATCCAATTAACCCCGGAGCAAAGCCGTAAGATCGATGAAATAGCAAACCGGTATATCGCTGAACTTTTGCAAGGTGGCGGACCAAGGCCGGTTCCCGAGGTTGAGAATGCGGAAAAACAAGGCGCTGAATGGACAAGTGATATAGAGAGAAGGGCAATCCAGTATCCCAAAACTACACCCGAGCAAGCCGCCGCCCACGAACTCCACCTGGAATACGTCCGCCGGAACTACGACAAGTACACAGCAGAGAAATTATCAAACTGGATCCCGGAATCAGAATGGTTAGAATCTCTATCACAGGAAGAAAAAAATCAAATAACAAAAAGATAATGGATGAGATAAAATTTGCTAACGGTAATTTTCTCTATGAGGAAAACGGTTCATATTTTATAAGGAATAAGGAAGGTCAAATCGAAAAGGTTGTTAAAAATAGATTTAAACACAACCAAATCGTAAAGACGGCCACCGGGAAACATTTCTCACACAAGTCATTTACCAGATTGATTGATCCCACATACATTCCTAGTCGTGGCTGGTGTTATGGTGAAAATTATATTTCAAGAAACAGACGGGGTGGCGGATGTGGGTTTTCTTTTGAGGAAGATATGTATGAAGAGATTACAAATCCGGCAGATATACTTTATGCAGAGAGATTTAACCTTCAGATACAAATTGATTATTTGAATAGCTGCCTGAAAAAATCTACTGAAACGTTAGAGAAAATTGAATTTGCCCTTTCGGTGGCCGTTCCTGATTATACAAAAGTAATTGATGCCTGTAATCAATGCGGCGAACTTTATACACATAAGAATGAGGGGAATGTAAATGCCGCTATCTGTAAAAATTGTCGAGTATCACAGGAAGAAAAACAAAGGATAATTAAACACATAAAACCATGAAACGATTATTTAAAGTAGTGTTCGACTCAAACGAAAAGGACGGAGATTTTATCACAAATGCCGACTCGGTAAATGTTATAGCTGACGATGCGGAGAAAGCAATCCGAAAAGCCAAAAAGCATGTCGAGGAAAATAAACTGAATTACGTAGTCAATTCGGTAGTGGTGATTGGAACTATTGATGTGGACTAGAAGGATAATAATCTCTTAAACCAGTAGAAGAAATGACAAAGCTTGAACAGGAAATTTACCAATCCCTTTTAGTGCATGAGGGGATTGAAGGAGTTGAGGATGGAAATCCGATCAGCGCCGGAATATGTGAGAGTCACGCCAAAGCCGCCGCCGAAGTAGCAAAGAAGTATATCGAAGGGGCCTTGGAATCATGCGCTGTACTAACATATATGCAGCGCCAGCATGGGAATTGGCCACGGATTAAAGAAAAATGGCTTAAAGAAAATGGCGTAACAGAATGACCCGCTCATCTCAGAAAGAACAATCAAAACCGGTTAAGGTATTATCACCGGAAGAAAGAGTAAAAGAAGCTCTAAAGGCTATGGGCCATTACTTTGAACTGGATAAAAAGCAGGTGAAGTTTTATATCAGGCAGGTGGAATTAAGTGGAAAGTTATGAAAGCGAAGAAGAAAATAGAAATCACAGAAAAGCAGGCGATGCAATTTAATCGTATGTTGGTAGTGTTGAAACGCATAAAAAGATACCAAAGTCCTAACCGATTACGGCGGACATCCCAGAGAACATGGGGACTTGATTTCGAGGAAGCTTTAGAGATGTCTTACGAGAATATACAAACTGAAGCCGCCGCAGGTATTAAAGGAATTAAACGCATTGAGATATGTACTGCATCAACCATCCCGACAGAATAACGGAAGGAACAACGGATAAGTGTGCCTCTTGCAACCGGATAGAACGTAAAGCCGCCGCCGTCCGTCCTTCGGATAATAACTCACCCATTGAAAAAAGATCCGCTAAAGGTAAGGAAGTAGACCGTAAGTATCTCACAAGGTTAAGAACTTGGAAGCGCGGGAAAAAATGTGTTGCCAATTTCATCCATGAATGCTCCGATCAGATCACCTGCCACCATCAGCATGGCCGTAGTGATGATGCCTTTCACGATGAGGAAGCCGCCGAAAAGGGTATAGTCCTGACGCTGGATGAAAGATGGTGGCTGCCTGTATGCCTTGACGCTCACCGGTATATTACCGATCATCCGGACTTCGCCCGTGAGCACGGATACAGTTATTCACGATTATCGGATTTAGTTCCAATGAAAATGAGAAACGAATGAGAATATATAACGCCATTGTTTTACTGGACGAAGTTGGCGACCCGTTAAAGCATTTCGCCACCAAAGTTGAAAAGCAAATTAAGACGATTGAAACACGGATGAAAAACATGATCCCGGAGGGCGATATAGTTATCTGTTGTGGTGCGGAGAGCATGACAGTAAATCGTTGTAAGGCATTATGTATCGTCTATGTCGCCAAAGGCAGAAGGATGACTGCCGAAGATGAAACAGCAGCCTGTATTGAGGCTACAGACAAACAGGGTAATGTAAGATGGGCGTTTCCTTTATCAAATTGGAGATACTTCAGCCGGAAGTTTGAGTTTTCAAAGCGGTATGTCTCAGGGTCGTTTCAGAGTATTTTTCAAATCAGCATCCCGGACGATGTGCAAATAATAAACGAATGACCAAGCGCCCCGACAACGAATGCCTCTGTGGCCGGTCGAAAGATAACCCGAAGCCTTCCCGGTGTCATTGGTGTCCATTCAAGATAAAAAAATGAACCCTTTCACAACCATTTGTTTAATCACCCTCCTGATATTGGCCTATGCCTTTTGGGATGAAAACTTTAGAAAGGAATGAACCCAAAATTTTACATAGACCAACAGGGGATAGTTAAGTACATAGCTGACTGTCCAGAAGAACCGCAAGTCTGCATGGCTTACGTGATTAAGTCGTGCCTTTATACAGCGTGTACATGCGATCCATTGCAAAAACAATACGAGCGCGACCTCCAAGCCGCAAAAGATTCGGCTGTGCCTTTTGTTGCGGGATCGATCTGTAAAATAGGCGGGCTGAATAATGCAAAGCCCGACTCCCTCCACCCCCTTCCTGATAACTACCGAGTAGAGGTGAAAGAAGTTAAAACCGGAGGAAGAAGCGTTAAAGATGCTAATGGTATCCCTTACGATTACCACACCTATTTTGAGAAACTAGCCTACATCCTCCCAACAAAAGAACCTATGAAAGAATCCTGCACTTATCCGCATTGTAATTGTGTGAACTGTGATTGTGACGATGTGAAAGCAGACGAAGAAAGCGGAATGTATGAAGATGGCTGCGCCTGTGGTTGGTGCGGGAAAAAGTACAAAGTAGATTTCATGATCCCGGATGAGTTATGGGAGAAAATTTCTAGCCATAATCTTCTATGTGGTCACTGTATTATTGATCGGATAGAACGCCTGAATCAATTCGGAGCATTCCAATTAACAGATTTAGGAGACACAGCAGGGCCAGTTATAGAGGGTCAGGAGGAACTAACCGTTGCGGATATAAAACAATTCATTGACCGCGAACTAGGCGGCTACAAAGTTGTCCATATAGGACACGCGCATAAGGTTATTGACAGACAATTCATATACGAATCCGATGTAACAAGCCTTGCCTTGGAATTATTACAAGCGTTCAAAATAACCCGTAGAGATAGTGGAAAAGACTGACAACTTCCCCGGAACTGGAAAAGATGGTTATTACGCTCACCAACTGGACAAAATCCACGACCTGACGCATAAGAACAATACTCTTCAATCAAGAATAGCCGAACTAGAATCCGATAACACCGCCCTCCGTCAGAGAATAGAGAAAATGAACGACTACCTTAGAAATAATGGTATGGAGCCGTTTTAAGCCGGAAACCGGCTTTTTTAGGGAAATAGGCATAGTTTTTTTATCTTTGTTCCGCACGGCTGAAGCAACTATATGCCGTGAAAGGACAGAAAAAAGGGATTACCCAGGTTTGCCAGATGTGGGTACCCTTTTTTTACTTAATTCCAACGATCCACGCCCGGATAGCCGCCCAAAACATAGCCCCGAGAACGAAGCCGATCAGCAGCGCCAGGGCAAAAAACTTGGCATAGTACCAGAATCCACGCGGGGTCTTGATCTCTGTTTTGACCGCTACCGGAACCCGGACCGTGATCGTGTCCGGCGGACATTCGGTGTTTACGTAAATTTCCTTTGTGATGGTGTCAATTTTCAGCCGTGTGATGACTCTGTCCTTTTCTACGGTAATGGTGTCCCGGAAATGATCTACGCTAAAAACCGTGTCAATTTCGATTTTAGGGGTATGTACGGTAATGGTTTTGAATACGGTGTCCCGGTTAATGATAGCGCCTTTGATCTCGGCCTTTTTTAGATGCTTTTGGGCTTTGCGGAGATGGTGATTTACGCCACATCCCCCCATGCCGAAAAGCAAAATAATCAGGACAATTAACCCAGCCAGTAAGGTCCAGTCTTTGCGTGTCATTTTTTAATTATGCTCATAGTCGTCCTCAGTTCCAGGATCGGGCCGTTGAAATTTGGTTTTTGTCTGGAGCTTTGAGCTGTCCTTTGAAAGAATAGAGTTCAGCGTCATTACCGACCCGGTGGCTATTACCCACTCCTGAGTATCAATAATTTTCGTTGCATACATATAAAGCAATACGCCGTAGACAATTCCTTTGAGGATCATTAGCCAGTGGATTTGGAGGCGCTTTTTCATTTGGTGAAAAATGTATTTCATATTCCTTATTGTTTATCCCGTTCAGATTGTTCTTTTTTTTCTTCGGCTTGCCCTTCCGCCCTGGCTAGTTTTTTAGTCGACTCCATGAGTTCACCCATCCGTCCGTTGATCTGCTTTTGCATCTTTGCTAATTTGATGGCCACATACGCCGAGATGGCCGCCGTTATAATCGGTATGACTGTATTAAGTAGTGCTATGATTACATTGTCGCTCATAAACTCGCCAAAAACTCCGCGAACTTAACTTTCAACCTCTCAATGATATCCCCATCCGCGTTTGGGCTTTTTTTATTTGATACCTTTTGAAATTTCATCCAGTCGTAAACGCCGTACTCCGGTTTCAGAAAATAATTCCAGGCGCCGTGGCCCCACATTCCAACTTCAGAAAAGAGTATTTGCGATCGCCCCGCCAGATTGTTCACTGCCTCGACCATGCGCTTGGTGATGATCTGATTTACAGTCGGGTCATTCTCTGCATGTGCCGCCCAACCCGGGATACCGTCAGCAACTAAGACGTTAGCTTTTGACGGATCGTTTCCCCCTCCGCATATCGGAATTATACAGGCTAGTTTTTTCACGTGTTCCGGGCTTTGCGCATAGGTCCATACCCCGAGGCCTCCAAGACTTATACCCATCAGTGAAATTCTGTTCACATCCACCGGGTAGGTTTTTTTGCAATATTCGATCACTTCGTCGATTTCCTGTATTGACCAGGCGCTCGACGGGTTCTGCGGGTGAATGATTATCTTTGGCTCTCCGATGTTCACGCCGTCCTGGAGCTGTTTCAATGGGCCGTGCCTTAAAACTAATTTCAGATTTGTTCCTACTTCCCCGATGCCATGAAGGAATACTAACAAAGGTAAATTACTACCTGGTGGCACGCTGATCATTGCCCTCATTCCTATAGGGCCGTCTGTTTTTATTTCTTGCATGTTTATTATAGTTGGATCAAAGTCGATCATACCAAATCCGGAAAAGATTTAATCCTATTAAGCCATCCTTTCAAAAACACTTTCATGGATGGCTTCCTTTCAGCTAAATCCTGATAGTAAATTATCCTGGCCTGTTTGTATTTGTTATAGACTATTAATTCATTGCCGCAGTTTATTGCAGCGAGCGTTTTAGGGCCAAAGATTCCATCATCTTTAACATTGATAATCCTTTGTATTAATTTGATCCCGTTAGCGCCCATATTCACGTACCCATCAAAAAGGATATTAGCAATTAATTGGCTTTCGATTTTATCGCCCTGCATCCTATCCCAAAACCTACGCTTGTATACTTGTTTAGCTTCCGCTTCCGTTAATCCTTTAATATCAACGTCACCGATGCCATCCCCGTCAAGATCAACAAGTCCGTCAACCTTTCCGTCAAGGCGGTCGGTAATTCCTCGGTTTGTTTCTCCTCCTGGGTCAGCGGGATGATGAACATACCCACCTTCCCAAACAAGTGTATGCGGTATTGCTATGTCGAATTTTGCCATTATTATTTCATTTTACGTATTTTATAGGGAAGACTTTCTCTTTAAGCGCCTCAATATCGTTTTCGTTCTGTTCAATCTTTTGGGCGTGAATTGCTTTATGGATTTTAAGGTCCGTCACATCTACCCCTAGCTTGTCAAGTGTTTTTACCAGCCTGCCGCCAACCCATTTCAGAATTGAGATAACCGCTATAGCTAAAGCGAGGGATAACCCGTAATAAAAATATGAGTCCGGTAGATTAGGTATTTCCATAATTCAGGGTTATCCGCTTACCAAGCCTTTGTTTTAATTGTGTCGCCGTCCATTCTAGTTATCTTTTATACAATCCGGGCACGGGCCTTCTTTGGAAATATCATTGAACAAATAGCTTCCCTCTGGCAACTTATCAACCTCTTTTAAATCCACATAAGAGGCGACCCCTGTTCCTTGGCAAAAAGGGCAAATAGTTTCGTTCAATATGACTGAGAGGGTAAGCATTACGGTAAACTTGTAGCTGTTTTAAGATTTTCAACTGCTGTTCTTAAAGTTGCTTCATCAGTATCGTCCACACGGTCAATCCTGCCCTCTATTGCCATTGCCGCGATGCTGTTGTGGGCTGCGGCGGTGACTGTTCCGCTGGAAGCGGCTATATTTCTCGCCCCCGAAAGAACATCACATGAGATTGTGGGTGTTACTGGCGTCGCTGCGTTACTCGTTTTTGTTCCGTCCTTATAAAGCACATCATTAGTTCCATCGTATGTGTGGACGTACAATCCCTTCCATTGTGCATTCGTAAAGTTTACACTCGTGCCGTTGTAATGCCGTCTTGTTCCTACTGTTGAGTTAACGGGCTGTAATTCATGGAAGGCTGCGCTGGCACTTAATACTCTAGCCCCGAATACTCTCGGTGTTCCCGTGGTTAGGCTTTCTTCTGAAATATATATGTACTGGGTCAGGTCTGTCTCTATGCCTGAATACTCGTCTGTTTTATACCCATCGTTTACGTATGACGCTCCATCGCTTTTCCATCCAAGCAAATTTGTCCACGGCACAACCCTTGTGGTGGTCCCTAGTTGTATGCCGCGCAATTTTACAGACGGGTCTATAACATTTACCCGCAAGCACCCGCGCGAACCAAAAGCAGTGAAGTATAAGGTTTTATGACGAGCGAGCAACGAGCCTAAATCTGTCAGGTAATCATCCAAGGCATCGCATTGTGCCTCTGTCGGTAAAGGATTCCCAAGTTCAACACAACGATCCATCCATGCTTGAAGTGTTTCACTGTATCCGGTTAGTTCGTTAGGATAATTAGGTAGTCCGGTATTACCTGAAACCGTCAGGTCTGTGCCCTCTGTCCAATCACCATTCAACGGTGAAATAACAGGGCTTACTATTGTGTTTCCGGTAAACACCAAATCCTCGTACCCTGTAACATACGTTAGCCCGTATTTGGTTGTGGTGGTCGCGTCGTTACCTAGCGTGGAGTTTATAATCTGAACACCCGTCCCGCTTCCAACCAGCGCCACCGCTGACCCTGTAAGACTTGTCGATCCATTGTCCACAATTTCGCAGTTGCTATTAATCACCACATTGCTTGATCCGTTTATCTCAACACCGTCTGACTTCCAGCCCGAAACGGTTGTGCCGGTTATCGTTACGTTCGTGGTGTCCCTTACCCATATTCCAGGCTCGCTGTTGTCTGTTGTGCTGGGCGTAATCTCGCAATCATCAATAAGAACGTTTGTGGGATCATCCATTCCGGCATCACTGTTATAAATGTAGATTCCGTTCCCTGATTCAGCGGTTACTCTTCTGAAAACACAGCCGTCCACATTTGCTCTAACCCTTGCGATATATGTTGAACTTGCGCTATCTCCAGTAATGGTTATGTCCTCAAATAGTAAATCGTCGTTAGGATTTCCGACGACCTGAGAATCAATAAATATTACAGCCCCGCTCCCGTTGTCTGTGATGGTTCCATTTTTAATGGTTATGTCGTCGTTTCCTTCGTTGGCGTTCCCATGATCGTGAATTGAAATAGCGGGGCATTTTGTCTCCCCGTCAATAGCAAAACCATTAATGGTCAATCCATGAACCCCATCATTAATCTCAATACACTCCTTTGCGATAGTCTTACCTACCGTGAGGTTTGTTACTGTGACGTTAAAGGTTGAATTTGCCCCAGTTGATCCGTCCAACATACCCACGCCGCTTCCCCCGACTTTCAGGTTTGCGGACATTGTGTTATAAATAGCAATGTTATCTAAAACAGCCCCGTTACCCCGAACACAGATACCATTTCGGGTCATGTTCTTTGCTGTCACATTGGTTATCCTGATATTAGAAGCATCCCCCTTAACCTCAATACCGGAACTTCTTTCCGTTAAATCCGCATCGCTGCCGGAACTATAAGCCCAATCAGGATCGTCTACTAGCCTACCATCTAAAGTCAATTTATCAAACCTCATATTTGACCCGCCTGTGTAAAAAATCCCAGTGCCTAGACCCAACTCAGCATCATCAACATCAGGTTTTATAATCACACCCGCCTCAGATTCACCGTAAACCCAAATATTTGAAGGGAGTAATATTGCCTCAGAGGTGATATAAGTGCCATTCGGGAAGTACATTATTTTTGTTCCTGGCAATGCGTCTAAAGTCGTAATCATTGCAGCCAAAGCGGCGTAATCATCGGTTACCCCATCACCCGTAACTCCGTAATCCAAGACTGTAAAGGCTTCTCCTCCTGTATTAGAATAGTAGTGTGTTATTAAAGCGTGGTGCATGGTTTCTCTCCTTTTATAAAATGAATGGTTTTTAAATAACCTTATATCTGAAGGTGAACCACCATTGTTTCTCTGCTGTGTTTGCTGTGGCTAGATAAATAACTTCCGCTTGCTCCACAGCTCCAAGGGTTGTTGTGCCTTTAATGATCCCGGCTTTATTGGTACCTGCGTGCTCATTGGCCACTCCTGCTAATTCATAATCATTTGCAAAATTTGAATTCACAGGAAGTGTAAGTCTTACGACAGTTGATTCCGTGGGGCCTGTTGTGGTAGCATCTATCCTTAACGACCCGTAAACCGTAACATAATTGCCTATCCTTGTCCAGAAAGAAAGTTGCCCGGTACAGCTATCCACGTTTGTTACCGCTGTGGCTGTTGGTGTGTACTCTCCTGCTGTTGCTCCTCCGGCGGCTACCTGGCTATCCACATAAGCCTTTACACTCTGCTGAGTAGGTACAGCCTCATCACTGTTGGACGTCATGTCGTCTTCGTCTAACACATCATCTTCCCATAAAACAGATGAATCGGCATGGTCGCCGTGTTGGTCGCGGTGGTCAAGTTCTTCAATAGCCCCGGAAGTGTTGTCTGCGAACCTCGACCCCGCTACTGTTTTTAATCCCGATCTATCTCTTACTGCCATTGTCTTTTAATTATATCCTGATGAATGTCCTGAACTGTGCGCACGGCCTGATGTGCTGCCCCCTTGATTTGTTCCCCCTGTGTCTATTCCCGCAAGGGAGATGTAGGTTTTTGATTGCTGCATTAATTCCAGAATTGCGGTGCGGTTTTTCTCATCCGATTGGTAGTCTGTGATTTGATACATTTCCTCAATATCACTTCCATCGGGGCTAAATTCAGTCACGGCATAAGTCCTGTCACCCGTTCCGGTTACGTGCTTGAAAAAGAATCCCACCCGGTCAATATCTCCCGGAGCGAAAGCAATGTGATTAATAGCATAAGTTCCGGAGGTGGACCCTGAAAACGTGTTCAGTTTTTCTGCATGGATAATATCGGCCCCCCGATAGAAAACTGCATAAAAAATATCTTCCCTGTCTCCGGTTGAGGCAATAGTAAGTTCTCCGGTGATCGCAATATATCCGCCTGAGTTAGTGACGCTCTGGTAAATCTTTTGAGAATCTTCGGCACCTGAAAGGACTACCTGCGCCGCGCCACTGTTCCACGTGAAGGCTTCCCCGGTTCCAGCCTGTGACCATCCAGATAGATCGCTGGTAAACTCTGTGTTACTCAAAGAAAGGTTCGACCCTGCTTTAGTTAATTTCAGATAGTTCTTTGTTCCAATCCTTTCAAACTCATTAATAAAAGAACCGGTCAGCCTGAATGTAGGGGCTGAGTGATTTCCGCCAATGACCTTCAAAAGGATATGCGTAAGGGGCAGGGATTCCGATATTCCTGATCGCGACCAGGTTTCCGTAGGTGTTCCGTCTGACAGCTTGAAGTAGTTGTTGTACATATTTTTCGCGTTCGTCACGTCGGGAACATCGAAATTATACAGGTCTACTTCCAGGGTTTCGGTTACGTGTTTACTGACTTCCAGGGAAATGGTATCTTCGGTTGGCGGTGGCTGGCCGTTAGGGAGCGCATCGATCGTTATGTCATCTACATAGAACTTCCGATCTACTCCCCGGCGGTTCCCTACAGGGTTATTTTCCAGCGTGGACCCGATTTCCCACCAAATCCACGGGTTTGTGGTAGCGTTGAAATCATTCGGGCGAACTATGCCGTTATCAGGATCATCGGCGGCGGCTGAATCCCTCAACTCATAGAAGATCCGGCCATAGTTTGTTACTGATCCAGTGGTCTTATGGTATCTGGAATCAAGACGATAGTCGTAATTTATTGTGGCCGTAACGAGGCCACGGAGGTCAGATAGCCCCGACGTTCCACTTGATGGATCTTGGTTGTCGTCTGCCGCTGGCGGTAGGCCATAATCGTAAAACTCTGAAGCATAAAAATAAATCCTGAACTGGATTGTGGTATCGACTATTTCGTCGGTTTCTGGTGTGGGCACTAACAATTCAAAGGTTTGTAATGAATTGTTGATGCTCGGGTAAGCCCTGAAAATATGTTCTGTTGTGTCCCAATCTGAATCATGCTGCAAATAATCCGATCCTATTTTCACCATGAACCTCAGAACCATAAATGGATATTCGGTTTTTGACGAAGTGGAATGCTCAAATCTTATTTTTAACTCGTCGTTCGGGCCGTACTGATAGGGTTTAGATGCAGACTCGATATAAGCGTTTCGCAAGTTACCGGTCCATGAATCCGCTGAATAATAGAACGCCCCCACGCTACGGGTTAAATCCTCCTCTCCTGAAATAGCCAGTCTTTCTGTATCTCCCCGTCGCCCAACGATAACGCGGCCAAAACTTACCCCTGACACTCCGCTTGGTTGTCGTAAGGTCCAGCCATTAAACCCTTCCTCCGATTTAAAAACCCCTTGCGCCTTAATCTCTATTTCTGATTCAGGGGCAAGTAAATCCTCTTTCTCAAATCCACCGGCCACGATAGATCCGATGTAGTTAAACTTTCTACTCAATGAAATCTTCCCGTAAGCAGGCACGATTTCCATTGAATGATCTGAATTTATCAAAGCTACCCGGTCAGTTTCGGAGGGCGCTTTAATGTTCATGACTACGTCAGCCGTTCCGTTGCTTTCGTAATCCCCATCTACATCAAATATCCTGTAATCATACCCTTCGTGCGCCCGGTCAATTTCTTCTATTAACCATTGGTTGTCTGACTGAACTATCCTGGCCCCGAAAGGCTTTAAGATGCTTTCCAAAACTTGCCAGCATGAAAACGGATCTGTGCCATCACGGTAACAGGATACATCGATATAGGTCTGATCTAGCGGATCGTCTTCCGGATCGGTGTCGTGGTTGGTCTCGAAAATGTTAATACCAGACCTTATGGAAAGCTCAAGGCCCGTTTTCTTCATGACATGGGCAATAACCTTGATAAGTTTCAGGTTGCCATACATTGGGTTTCCGTTATCGTCGGCGAAATCTATCTTTTCAAGATGCCGGACGTTATCGCTGATTTGAAACTCTGTGTAATACGGTGCGGCTACAAAGTCCTCGCGGTAGATGTTAGGCTCAAAAAATCCCTGCCACACTTCTTCAAATCCCCCTCCGTCGTCCACCTCGTAAACAGCCCTGTATCTTTTATTGTCCTGCGTGAATAAAGGCAGGAATTGATAATCTTCTTCCGAGGCAAGGCTAAGCATTGCTCCTGTCGGGTGTACAGGCGTTAGTTTATTATTTAGCTCTCCGGCTTTTGGTTTGTGGATATGAAAAGGCGAGGGCGCTCCTGCGTTGATCTCCACAAGTGATCCCGGATATTCCCTTTCGTATATCCGCACTCTTTGGGTCATGGTGTTGCCTCCTATGGGTACGGCGTCCCATGTAAACCGGTAATGTTCAGCCACGGCCGGCTTATACAATACCGTTACCTGCTTTTGAGTGGTGCAATCATTGGCATCTTTAGCGAATATGGTCCAGGTTCCTGGAATCATCCCGGTAAGCACACCGGTTGTATTACTCATGGCCGCGTAGGATTGCAGGCCATTCAGCCCGTACTTTACCGTACCGTTTGAACTTGTGGCCTCAACCGTTACTGTTCCTCCGTCTGTTAAGTTAGTGGCGTGAGTTATCACCGGAGCGCCCACCCATGCAATATCGCACACCGCCCCACCTCCTGTAGCGCATACCGGACTGTCTGCCGTGGTCCTGAGTTGCGCGTAAGGGTAGAACGGATAAAAAAGAAGCATTCTAAACCATTTCAGATCATCACCGGAGCAAAATGAATATCCCGCTACAGCATATTCACCTTCAAAAGATGTTGCCCCTGATAGATAATAGTTCGTGTCTAGCTCTCCGAAATGCGCCCCCGGAGATCCGGCAAAGACACTATTATTTTTCTTAACTACTATTGCGCTGGTTGAATCATCCCAATAAGTATCTATCACATCAAAGGCGCTAAAGTCCGACGATGAGGGTGGATTATGAATCATGACAGAAAAAAGGAGTAGTTGCGCCATTACGCAAAGCGGCCCCTCCTGTAGCCTTCTTTTGTAGCTGTATACACAAGATCATATCCACGTGTGTGTCCTGTTATTCTCACCCCCATTTCCGAAGGTGTGCGCCCTGGTGCCGATCCGCTGAATCCACCACCTACACCACCGCCACTACCCCCAATTTTTGAGAATAACCCCTTAACCAATCCAATTCCTGCCGCAGCTACGGCCACCTTTGCAAAAGGGAAAGGCGTGGAAGGATCTTTAATGGCCGATGCGATCATTGCAGCAATGGACTGTCGTAGGTACAGTGTTATGATTTCCTCTGTAACCTTAGCCAGCCCCTGCGCGAAAGACATTGTACCGTTGAGCATTCCTTCAAAAGCAGATCCTATAGCCTCACCCATCGTTACCGCCATCTCTGCGGTTGCGTGCATCTTGTCGAGCTGCTCCTCGCGCAAGGTGTTTAGGTTTGCAAGGCTTGTGGCTAGTTCTTCGTTGAGTTCTATTTCTTTTACAATCCCATCAACTGGATTATCAAGATCAAGTCCCATGCTGGACAGCGGGTCCATATTAATATCACGGTGATAGAATTCATCACCGATATCAACACGTCCGCCGCTTTTACTCTTATCTACTCCGGGAGTCTTAAAGCTGATTTTTTTAAGCAGATCTTGAACTAACTTATCAATCCTTTCTTGCTCCTTCTTTGCTGCCTCAAGCCGTTGCGCTGTTGCTTTAAGTTTTTTCAGGGCCGCGTCCCATGCCGCGTTCGGATCTTCATCTTCTCCGAATGCGTCACGTATCGCGTCCTTATCCATCTGCTCAAGCCATTCGCTCATGCGCTCGCCTTCATCGTTGACGCGGGACATATGCTCACCGTACTGCTTCATAACCGATCTCCCACCGGTAAGAAGCTGAATAAATTCAGTTGTCCATACTACAACATCACTCATAGGACCGGTGCCTTCTCTGAACTGGAGTATTAGCCCTTCCCACGCTGACTTTAACCTGGTAACATCACCCCATAAGTTATCCTGAATTACTTCAGCCATCTTATCCGAAGACCCTGTCGCACGGTCTAGTTCAGATGTAAACTCTTTAAGTTTGCCGGTGTTATTGGAGAGGACTAATAAGGCTGTCTGCGCGTATCTTCCGACCTCATCGAAGGCATCGGATAAACTTAATCCCTTCTTTCCTAACTCATCCAGCCGCTCCTGAAGAGGCCTGCCGTCATTGGATAGCTCCGCAAATATTCGGCGTAGGGCAGTTCCCGCCTGGCTTCCTCTAATACCATTATCCGCAAGTATACCCAGCAATGCCGTTGTTTCTTCAACGCTTGATCCGGCAGCCCTGGCAATAGGGGCAACGTATTTCATCGATTCGGTGAAGAAATTCAGATCTAAAGCCGAGCGATTAAAGGACAGCGCCATCACGTCCACCACGCGTATAGTTTCTTTGGCGTCTAATCCAAAGCCACGCACAGTGGCACCTGCGATGTCTGCTGATTTTGCAAGGTCCTCGCCCGTGGCTGCGGCCAGCGAAAGCGTAGCCTCTGTGGCGTCGAGAATCTCATTTGTATTGAATCCTAACCTTCCGTAGGCCACTTGTAATTGCGCGACCTCTGAGGCTGTGAACTTGGTCGCGCCTCCTAACCTGATGGCATCGGATTCCAGGGCGGCAAATTCTTTTCCTGTTGCGCTGGTAATGGCCTTAACGGTGGACATCTCTTTTTCAAAGTCACCCATCACATTAACAGTGAATTGAAGTGCCCGAGCAGCTTCAAACACTCCAAATCCTACGCCGAAGGCTCGTAATGTATGGTTGAGGCTTTGAAGAGATTTTTGGAAGGCCATCGACTGCGCCTGGGACTTCCTCATAGCGGAATTGAACCTCGCGTTGTTCGCAGAGATTTGAACCGCCATCCGGGCTAACACATCATTTGCCATCCTTTTTTATCTTTGACCCTAACAGTTCCTTTGCCTCTTTGAATGAAAGGGGCTTTTCATTCTTACTTTCTTCATCCTTATCAAAACTCAACTTCACCAGATCAAAAGGCCCGAAGTCTCCGCCGCCTGCTTTCTTAAAGTTGACTCGCATGAAAGGGACCCATAATGCCCTGGTTCGTGCCCACTCCTGCTCCTGCTTTAGTTCTTCAACACGTCCTTTTTCTTTAAGCGCCGCGATATATATCGAGCAGTCATGCCAGCTTAACTCCCAAAACTCGGAAGGCTTTATATCGAAGTTTGCGACTACGTTTTTACAAACGTCCTCTATTCCCCAGCCCCGGTCTGGCTCGTCGCCGGGGCCTTCAGGTTTTTTTCGAAGTAGCTTTTAAGGCCATCGCCCAGGATCGCCAAGGATTTTTGCAAGCCAATATCATATACCCAATCAGCCACATCACTGGAATCGAAATCCACTTCAATCTTTTTTACCTTCGCGTAATCCAGCGCGGCACCATAGAAAATATTCAGGATAGCAAGCTGATCACCCTGATTCATTTTTTTGAATAGTTCACCTGCCTTACATCCGTCCTCACGCTCGCCAAGGGCAATGGCCCTCGGTCCAAACTTGAATCCTCTTTTTTTACCGTTGATCTCTACTTCCTGAATACCATCAAACATAAAAGACAGATTAAGTGTGTGTTCCGAGTGACCATGTTCCCCGGATGTTGATTGTTCCACTGTAGGTTACAGGGGCATTCACCGGACCGGTCCATGTGAGTTGATTGATTGCTGCACGCGCCGCCTGGATGTAATCACCACCCCCACCGGTTACACTCATCCGGATGGCTATTTCTGTTTTGTTCTTATGCGCTGCCGCGACCTCGGGAAAACCATAAGTTGACTCCGTTTCGTGCAGACCTTCAAACGTGATCTGTGCGGTATTACCACCTGTCAGGGAATCATACGCCCCGTCATTATCCTTGCATATCGCCGGGATTTCCTCGTTAGTAGATGAGAACTCCGAATTTGTCAGACAGCCTATTGCCACATCATTCACGTACAGCAGCAAGGCGTTACCTTTTATTTTTGTCATTGCCTTCTATTATTTTTTGGTTTGAAAAACTCTGTTTTAACTTTCTTTTGTGGGGGATATTCACCCTCATATCTTTCAGCAAAGCCCTCCTGAATGATTTGCTTTGCAGTCGTGTCAAATACTTCAAGGACCGTTCCTATAGGCCACGTTCTCCACTTTCTTAATAACCTAACTTTCATCCACCTGCGCTTCAAATGAACTTATCTTAGCGTATAGACTGTACTCTTTGTCATACGCTTCCTTTTCGTTTACGTAGCGGATGTCGTCGAACTTTACGCTATTGTGTGTTCCCCCGTTTGGTAAGGATAGGGCCGTGATCACCGCCGCGTTGATACTTACTCCTGTGTCGTAATTCTTATCAAACGAGTACACATCGTATGAATAGTCGAAGGTTGTTGGTGCGCTGCCCTTACAATCTATCGGCGTTCTTCCGGTCTGGATCACAACGATGTAAGGCGACTTCTCAGGAAAGGGACAAACCACGGGATAGACTTTGTGCTTGTCACCAGCCGTATTCTGCCCGATCAGGTTTTTAACCCCTGTGTTGTTTTTCAATATGTGCGTGATGCCCTTAACCATGTCGTTTTATTGTCCTTCTCATGAACCGAAGTAGTGCCCGGCTCAAATGTTCTGATATTGAACTCTGAACCCTTCCTTTCGTCTTTATCCAGCTCGGAAGAGCAAAAGGTCTTTTCGGCATTACGCCCCTGTTCGCTCCTTTGTACTTCCGCGGTCCGGTCCCGTACTCCACCAGGTGCGCCGCGTACCCCTTGTACCTTCCGCGCCGTGGCCCTACATTGATCTCTCCGAGTGCTCCTGACCTTGCGAAAGGCGTTTTGATTACTCCGATGGAATCAATGAGGTTTCCTGTTGGCCCTTCCGGGGCGCTTAACTTCTCCGCCCGAACAAGTACCCGCGCCGCCGATGCGTGTGCGGTCTGAAGTAATCTATGATTGATTTGTAAGGGCAACCCCCGTAGAACCTTGTCCACATCATGGTGCCCAGTTAATACCATCCTCACGTCCATAGCTCATTGTTTAGCACATTGGTCATTATTACCAGGTACCCTTCACGTGAACTCATGTGCTCACTCACTCCGATGATCTGGTAGACCTGTGTTTTATAGACCAATCGGTTGTCTATGGTTATATCCTCCCGGTAATCCACTATCCATTCAATCCGCTGCCCAAACGTCACGCGCTCCGCGTCGATAATAACATCGCCTTTCAAGTCCCTGCGCCTGGCCGCTACCGTCGGATCTGTGTCGACCTCAATCCATGCGTCGATATGGTCAGCGTTGGACGCTCCGATACTGAGATCCTTTTTTATAAAGGTTATCTCCCTATCCATTTCACCGCGTCTTATGCTGGACTGTAGCATACCTCTCTCCCTTTTGCTTTAAAATGTTCCCAGGGCCATATATTTACCTCACTCTTAAAATCCATTGCTAGTTGACCTTCGTACGCCACTGTCTTGGGGAATGCTTTTATCTGAATCATGCGGTCGAACATATTGTCGTCGAGACATTTGTTTAAATCCCTGGGGTACAAATTCCCGTTCATTTCCTCCACCACATCACGTCTTATGCACTTTCCAATTCCAAGTATTGAGTAGCCGTAATTCACTTCGCGGGCTTCATTGGTTCCGAACTTCACATACGTCACCGTGTTGATGCCGAAAAACTTCTCCTTACTTTCAAAGAACGGCTGATAGTAAACGTCTATCAGTTTTGTTTTTATCACGTCGTCGCTATTCATCATCATCAGGTAATCCCACTTAGCCTCAAGGGCGCGACGAATGCCCTTGTTTATCTTTCCTCCCAATGGCTTGTTGTCGGCGTATGTCCAACTAAACCCGTAGGAATTACAAATAGGAATATATCCGCCCTCACTCAACACACACAAAACCCGGATTTCATGTTTGCTTTCTGTTATGAGTTTTTTTAATTCCTCAAAGCAGAACTTTGTTACTTCCGGCCTTTTCCACAACGGTATAACTATCTGTATTCTCAAAACTGATAAAGTTTATAAGAATGGATCAAGTCCGTTATGTAAGAGGGTATTTTTGTAACCATCGTTCCGGCCCCGATAACGATATCACTCCTGTTCTCGTAATAGTTGCCTATCAAGAGCTTCATTCCGTGCTTAATATCTTCCGGAATTGCAGACGCTGCCGCACCGTACCCAGCTGTAAAAGCTATCTCTATTGCATCCGGTCGCCCGTGCTGCAATTCCGGAAAAGTGGCGTCATACTTTCGTACTATTCGCCCAGGATCAGTGTTTGTGACGACCCAGTAAAAGTCATTTTCTGTGAGTGTCTGCTGTGTGCCGTTTATGTCGTAATATTTAACCAGCGGACTAGCCAACACTTCCGGCGGTCCTACTGCATACGTTTCTACTTGCAGATTCCCGAAAGGAATTAACATTTCGTGTTTCCACCGGTTGTAGTAAACCTTCCAGCTTTGAGTAATCAGAGCGCGGTTCAGATATCTTTCGATCTGTCGCCGCGCCGTGGCTACCAAAGTGCCGATGTAGGTATCTTTCGAAGTTCCGGACACATTTAAATGTGCCTTTGCTTCATCTGTTGTAATCGGTTCTACCGCTGGCGGCGTTACTAAAACTGTTTTATGCACGGGTATGTACTTTCCTTTGTTTTGGTTTGGTCTTAGGTTTTTTAGAAGATCCCGCCTTTTCTTTTTGCGGGATCTTCGGTTTTTTCTTAACCACCATAAAACTTTAAGTAGTGGAAACCCTCAGGTGTTTGATCGGGTGAGTGCCCGCGTCAAGCAAGTCACCATCCCACCGCCAAAACACCACAAAACCAACCTCATCAGTATCGCCGAAGCGCTCATTCAGCCTAACCATTCTCATGGCCGCAACTTTCCGGATGATGTACTTTTTGAAGTCTCCGAAAAGGGCAATCTTTTTATTGTCATCCGCAGAGCTTTCTGCGCCGACAAAAGATGCCATATGCTGATTGATTGTGTACTTATAACCTAAGATGGTTGCCGGCGCTCCATCCCTGAAGGAAGGAAGCCATAAAGGCCGCAAGTCAGTTGAGGAAACGGAAAGCTTTTTCGCTGCTTTCAACACATCGTCATGAAACATAAACCGTGTTCCTGGCCTGCCGCGATATCCAGGATCAACCGAATGCTCAAGATTAATGAAGTCATTCGCGCTCACTGCGCCGTCAGCTTCAGTATGCGCTCCGTTGGGAGCGGCCACAGCCACGCCTTTTGGTTTGGTCGTCCCATCGGCGGTTGTAAACGCCCTGTTCCCGCCACGAAACATCCGCTCGGAAAGCATTTCTTTAACAAGTCCAGGCATATCAAAAGCGCTGTCCTGAATCAATTCAGACGACACGCGGATAAGTCCGGACGTCCATTTGTACGCCTCAAATGCTTGGCTCGCGTCGGTTAACTTCACTGCACTTGTCTCAGCGTTTGCGGCTTCGGACAATTGATAGGATTCGTTTGCAGTATCATTAATGGTAGGCCAATCCACAGGGTTACCGGTCGTGGTATTCCATGTTCTCGCAGCCTCAAACATTCCACCGAAAGCGAGTACTGCCTTTTCAAGTTCAGCCTGAAATCCTTGCGGAATAGTATAACCCCCGGAACCATCCGTGGTTGATTGTTGCGCGGCCCGCACAATACCGAATTGTTTCAGTTCCTGGTCAATCCACGAGCTGTCATCTTTGTCGGCCTTAGCAGGTTTCATGAACTCTTTCAACTCAGGAGATACCGCCCCCGTGCTCATGAATTCACGGATCGCAATTTTCTCCAGTTCGTTTCGCTGCTCAGGTGTTCGCGCTGCTGACTTCAAGGTCTTTTCTACTTCCTTTACTTCCTCCGCCTCTTCGATTTCTTTTTTTTCGAAATCTTCAGCGGCTTTTGCTTTCGCCATGAGGGAATCAAACTCTTTGTTCCACTCATCGAATTTTACATCTTCCTCCGGAGTGGTCGTTTCCTTTGCATACAGGTCTTTAATATCCCGGTATATTTTCTCCGCTTTTTTCTTTAGTTCTTGACTTTTTGCCATTGTTAAATGAATTTTAATTCTTGTTCCATTATTACCATTCTCTTATCGAGTCTCTTTTTGTTTTTCTCCACATGTTCAACTTGCTTATCAGTTACCTTGCCCTGGACATGGTCGAGTACTTCCTGAATTGACATTTGCCGAACATCTTTCATACTTACATCTTCAGGCATGAATTGCATTAGATAACCTAGTGCGGCCTCTGTGTGGTTGGCGAGTGAGCGTCCTACAGCCTCCGGGTTGGATGGGATATTTACGATTGAAAATTCGAGCAGTTCCTGTCCTGCGAAGTGGTAAACCTCATCGATAACGTTCCCTTTTTCATCCAGCGTCTTTTTTAGTTCACCGGTGCCGCGTTCCAGGAATCCTACAGAGGTGGCGCGCAACGTTCCATTCAGAACCTTGCGGAATATTTTTTCGGCTTGCGGATTGATGTCCTTAGTTTCAAAGATCACTTCACCTATCAGTAGGTCCTTTTCAATGAATGCGCGACCCGGGCCGAGTACGTCGTCAGGGTTGGCGGCCAGACACATATTTCCACCGTATACGTTGTGTTGATATCCGACAATAGGATTACGGTTGAAATTGTCTAACTCCCACCCCTTCATATTCAGGATACTGTCGTGGCGGTCGCGGGCTGCGGAAGAAATAATAAATTCCACCGTTCTGGTCTCTTCCGCTTTCGCCCGGTCAAACTCCCTTATATTTCCAAATGCAAATTTTTTCATGCTGCTTTGTCTTGTTTTGGCTCCGGCTTCTCGCCTAATTTTTCAACCGGAAGCATAGTGCTATTCATAAAGAACTTGTTGATCTCCTCGGTACCTTCCATCGGCCATCCTTCGGCCTCGCGGGGTTCTGTCGGTCTGAGTATTCCGGTTTGCACGCCTTGATTGTAGACCTCGTACCTGGTTTTGATGTCGCCTTTGATAAGGTCGTCGAGGTTGAACTGTGACATGTACTTGCCGCGCTCACCTTCAAAGAATAGCTTACGGTCGATTTCCTGCTGGAATCTTATAGCCCACGGCACCGCTACATCCTTTGCGAATGAGCGGTCCTGAGATTCAATATTTGAGTAGTTTGCGTTGTCGAGAATACCGACTTTGTGGGGCGGCATCCGGAACCATCCACAGACTTCGGTTTGATCGAATTTTTTAGATTCAAGGAATTGCGCGTCGTTCTGTGAAACGGTGAGTTGCTGATACTTTACCCCTTCCTCCAGGACGATCGTTTTAAATCGATTCTTTGATCCGGAATGTGCTTTGTTGAAACTTTCTTCGACGTTGGATCTTTCCTTTAGTCCAAAGTTTCCAGGTGTCATAAGCACGCCCGAGGCTTTGGCGCCATTGGCGTAGAAAGCGCCCTCCTGCTGAGTTTTTGCAATGGTGTTACCCAGGCTTTCGCGCTGAAGTGTGGCCGTGCTGAATCCGATTAATCCACTGGTCCCAAAGTTTTTCAGGTGGATCATGTCGTCGGCCATGATTATTTCAATCCTGCCTTCGTTTAGCCATTCATAATAGAGCTTACCGCGCTCGGTGAGCTTTGGGGTAACATCGTAGGCCTCCAGGATTTTTAATTCTTTCGCGTTGGCGAAGCGGTCGCGGATGATCTTTGAGTAACCATTGCCCCAAGTTGTGGCCCAAATGAGCATAGCTTGAACCCATTCAAAGCGATTGTAGTAAGGGGACGGTTCGGCGTGAAGGAGCCAGTAATTTGGGTGTGATGTGTTTGCGCGGGTGGCCTTACCGACTTTCTCAACGACTTCAAGATCCATCGAAGCCATCGTTTCGCCGATGACTTTTACGCATGAGAAATAAGTACTTGTGCTGAGTGCCTTCTCTTCATTTACAAGGATCTTGGCGGTGGTTTTTTGTCCATCGTCCATTGAATCCATGAAATGAGACAGGGAAGTGGATGGATTTTCCAGCGAGGCGCGAAGCTCCGGGTAGAAATAAGAAAGGGTATGCCTTATAAACCCATTTTTGCCCACCTTGTGAATTGCTTTTCACAAAGCACAGCAGTATAACTAAGTCTTTAGTGCAACATTATTGCATTATGGATAGGAGATTTTTAGCGGATTGCTCTACGGGGTGGGTTGAATCAAGTATAAATATTTCCCGATACCATTTGTTGCGGCGTTCGGTTATTCTTTGCACTATTTCTTCACAGATCAAGGTGCCGCCTTTTAACTTCTCTAGCGGCCAACCATGGCGCCCACGCTGATGCGCCCTGATGTCGCACACTTGGGCGGGGGATTTTATCAGAACTGCCGGGCACCAGGTTATTCCCCGGGCGTGGATCATTGGCAGCATACGGGTCATTACGTGTTTGGGGTCGACCCCAAGGCCCCAGGCTAGCAGCAACATCTGTAACGGGCCTTCCTCCACGGCTTTAAAGTCGGGGTTTATTTTTTTTACCTCCTTAATGATTGTGGATTTACCGGCGCCAGGAAGTCCGAATACTTCAATCAAAGCAAAAGATTTTATATTGCCCCGAAACTGTGACCGCCTGGAAATGTAAACGCGCTGTTGCTGACAAAAAGATGTCCTGCGCGTGAATAAGATGAGCGGATTTGAACGGTTTTTCCTCAGAATCCAGCGTAATACCCACTATCAGGCACTTTGAAACGCGGTTTAACTCTTTTACCGCCGCGATCATGTCTTCCCGCGAAAACCAGTTTAAAAGACGGATACACACCGCGACATCGAAATATTTATCCCCGAACGGCAGGTTTTTGACATCCCCTGTCAATAACTCGCCCCATTTCCCTTTTTTCTCTGCTTCTTTGAGCATATCCGGGGAAATATCCAGCCCGACTGCCTGAAATCTGGTGTAAAGCGGGAAAAATCGACCTGTCCCCACTGGACAGTCGAGCAAAACCCCGCTTTTATCCTTCAAAAACTCTTGCACAATGTCATTTTCTGCAATCCAATCTGACTGAGAAATACGTTTAGCTTCGTAAGCCTGAGCGCGTGCGCCTGTGTATGTGTACTTCATAGCTTTATAAATTCATCCCAGGTTATGAGGTTAAGGTATTTGTGCCGATTTCTATCAAATTCTACCCATGGCATTTGTGATATCCCCCAATTTACCCGAGTCCAATCTTTATTATTACGGAATACCATACAGCCATTATCAATATTCACGGTGTGTCGATCCGTTTCATCGTAGCCGTACATCGCCGCCGCCAGCCTCCACACGTCACCATTCCAATGCCCGCGTTCCGTTGGTCTTGGCACTATTGTATGTTCTTCTTTGAGTGGGTTGCAATCGTGCAAGACGATAAACCCGTTAGGGGATAATACTTTCAGCGCGTTCTCGAAGTCTTTCTTTACCTGTTCGGCGGTGTGTAGGCCGTCAATAAAAATAAGATCGAATTGCTCGATGCCTAAGAACGTAGTTGATTTGAAAAAAGAATCACTTGTACCCAACACCGTAGCGCGCGCGTTCGGGTCAGGATCGACGCTAACTTTGTGCTTGCATCTGATCTTATCAAAGTTCAATTCCGGAACCTGAACGCCGATTTCAAGGTAGCGTTGAAGATTGTATTTTTCTGCTAAATGGTTTAGTAGGTCTGTGCGTGTCTTCATTTTCTAAAAGAATTACATGGTGTTAATTTTACCGGATCATGTCCTAATTCAGCCAGCATTTTATTAAGATCCTCCTGCAAGTGATCGAACCGTAAAAGAAAATCAACTTCGCAGTCTAAAAAATATTCATTCGGCTTAATCATTAACCCGATATTATCGGCTCCGCGCTCAATGATTTTTTCAACAAGAAAATCTAAATCTTGCGCGTGTTTTTTATAATCTTCCGGCAGCCTCCATCCGAATGTACTCCTTATTCTATCCTCATATTTACGGGAAGTGGCGAATAATTTATAATCCGGGAAATGCTTACGATAATACGATGCCGGATAGTGTTTGTCTCTAACTTTTAAATTCATCCCTCTTACAATACTTTGCCCTGCCGTGCGCGGGATATGACAAAAGGCTAATTTTCGTTTTTCACAAATTGGCATTATTTCAAATTAAAGTGATATTTTCTTGAATTTATCCCTACGTATGGATCGAGTACTGAGCCGATATCCACAAACGTATGAGGATAATCTTCAAAAGAAGAAATTAAAACCTCACTCATCATTGAGGCTGCCAAGAGAACCACCGCGTTGTTGATACCCTCCACGTGAAACGCTACCTGTTGTCGGACATGCTCATACTGTGTCCAGCAGTTTAGATTTGGAATGACGATATGAACACATTCTTTGAAGAAATCCGCGAGGTGCGCAGGACCTACCAAAATAATATACCGGCCCGCGAGTGCGTTAATAAATTTATCCAAACATCCTTCTATGCTGGCGTTGTGTAGTACGTCGGCGTTGTAAAGTGTTTTGAAATGCCCAAAGTAACTATTAACATCTTCCGGAATATGGCTAATGGATAATGGTTGTATTCCCACCATATAATTTGGTTCCTGAATAATAGTTTGCCGCAGCGCCGCGCCCATATTTGGGAAGTAGGAATGATTGTCACAGTTCTGACCTATCTTCCCGTTCATGCAGTAAATTTCCCCGTCGCCGTAGCGGGCGAACTTGAATACAATGCCGTCTTTTAGACTGGCTGTCATCATAGAATACGTTACCTGCCAATGTTCCAGGCCGGTAATATTCCAAATGCCACGATCATCTTTTATTGCTTGCATACACTTCTTTTAATTTTTCGTTTCTCCAGGGTTTGTGTAAATGGGGGATGTGTATAAATTCCTTTTGTGTTGTGTAATCCCACTTAATACCGTCATGCACTCCAGGGTGTTTCCATTGCGCGTATCCGAAGGCCACCTGATCGCGGGAGCTCCATTTTTCTACTTCGCTCCACCATGTTTCACAAAAATTAACCACACGCATATCTTTTTGTCGCATTAGGATGCCTGATGATATTAGCCCATTATTTTTCGGTATTCCTATGTCCTCATAGTGTGCATACTGGCGGGCTAACGTTCCCGGATCCCCCTTTTTAGCCCTCATACAAGAAATAATATCAGCAAAAAGGCAGTCGTCGAACGGGTGCTGTACCGTTGTGAATGGTGATTTAAACCTTCTCCACCATCGGTTAAGGTCAATATTTATCACAAAAGTCGCGTCGATCCATAGCGAAAATTCCGTTTCCATGCACTTATGAAAGTTTATTTTGTACCAGCGTGCGGTTTTTACCGGGTCGTTATTAATTAGTGGGACTTTTTTTATCTCCCATACAGGGCTTTTGATGTCCTGATCGGTGAAACAGACGTATTTCCAGTGCTGAGTAGTGAAGAAAGGCTCTTTCAGGTCGTCATAACTTCCGAAGATGGCGGTATAGCAGGTTTTCATTTACCGGCGCCTTTTGCCATATTCTCTTTTATAATCTTTATGGACTGACTGATGTAATGCATAGGCACCGATGTTGTTTTCTGTCCAATAAATGCAGGGGCAACCTCATCACAATATTTATCTAAATGCGATTCCAGTAAATCAAACGCCTTGTTTACCTCAGACAAAATTAATTGCTGTGCTTTCTTTTCATTTTTGTTCATAGTAAATGTGTTTTATCTGTGATATTATTTAATCGGTAACTGTGCCAGACATAAACTGAGTCCATCCGGTATATTTTCTTCCCCCTCTCAAGTACATTTGCTGAAAAGTCGTTATCCACCCCCAGACACCTGCCACTCTCGGAAAACTTGATCTCGCGCCATGTTTTTTTGCTGATGAGCATAAGAAACCCGCTGATGTGGTGCTTTATGTCTGTAACTTTTATTCCAAATCGTTTTTGATTGTAAGCCCGGTCCTGATGATATTTTATGCAGGTGTTCTCATTTACCCTGCCGTCTAGCAGCTGATCTACAGCCAGTGGGTGAATACGATTTGTTAGGCATGTGAATATACCCGTCTCCGGGAAACTACGTACGTACTCGTACATTAAACCGATAGCGTCCGGCGTTAGGAATAGAACATCGTGGTCGATAAGACAAACCCAGTCGCGCTCGTCGATATCTTCAAATGCCTGGTTATAAGCCCGGCCCAAATTCTTATCCAGGGCATAGGGTGTTTTCACGTGAATCATTTTTTATTACGTTGTGTTTTTACGTTCCGGAAACTATTGTAGTCCGAGTACTTCCTTTTTCCAAATACCTGTTCGTGGAATATCTCTACCTTTTCATAAGCCTCCATGTACGTTGTTGAAGTCCCCATCTCGCTAAAAAATACTTCCTCAAATCCCGCCGCCGTCATTGTGGAATTTGTAAGAAGATCTCTTGAGATTGTTGCAACGTTCTCCTTAGAACCGTCGGTATAGATGTAAGTATATTTCATATTGTGATTACCCCCCTTTCAGAATATACGCTTGTCGGCGGAATGTCCACCATCCATTCATTGACTGCCATTGCCATGCTTACCCAGGGGTCGATTTTCTTTTCGTCCTTGGGTTTGACTATTTTTATGTTTCTCTCGTCGTCCTCCTTGATTAAAATATTATCGAAGGTCCAGGTAACTACCGGGTTGCCGGAGTGTAAAACCTTCGCGCTCGTGATCATCTCCTTTGTTTTCTTCAGAGCGTTGGAAAGCCCTTTGCCCTGGCGGTTAATCATGACCGGTACGCCGTGTTTCTCCTGCAATCTGGCGGCAAGATCCTTTGCGTTCCACTCGTCATATCCCATCATCCGGATATAGTTCGTTTCGTTTATTTGTAGTATCCGGTCCTCGACTAGTGTAAAGTCGATGTTGTTCCCGGGTACAATGGTGATGTGCCCGTCTTTGGCCCATAGATCGTAACGGATGTTGAATTTTTTCTGATAATCATCGGCAGCTTTTTCCGGGATCCAGATATTCCAGAACGGAATAATGGTTTCGGTCGCCGAGTCGTAGTATAATTCGCAAAGTGAGGTAAGGTCGGAAGTAGACGAAAGGTCAAGGCCCAGCCAGACAAACTCCCCGTGATAATCTTTGCGTGAAATTTCTTCATTGACAAGCGAAGTCCAATATTCAGTTTTGATCCATTTGGTTTCTGAACTTGTCCACTGGCCCAGCCTCAGTCTCCGGAAACTGTTTTCATTGGCCGGGTCGTTCTCGACCTCTTTTGCTTCAGCTTCGATACTTTCCCGCAGGTTTTCGGAATAGTCGTATAGTGGGTTGCAGCTTCGCCATGTCTCCGGCGAAAGGATGTCAGCTTGTGGGTCGCTCTCATATATTACACACCAATAAGAATCATCTTCAATGGATCCGGATAATAGTTTTTGTGAGTAGGAATAATGGTAGTAGCAGATTGAAAGTTTGTCCGTCCCGGGCGTGGTGATCATGATCCCCAGTGGGTTGGAACGCTGGCCGGTGGACGTGTTCAAAGTGTCGTACAAGTCCCTGTTTTTTGCTACGTGAAGCTCATCATAAATCCAGGCGTGGGAGTTGAAACCGTGTTTGGTTTCGGATTTAGAGGTGATTTTCTTGATGAATGAGTCTTTGTATGTAATGGAGGCGGTGAACACTTTGGCGGCCTTCCGGAGCACCGCGTCCTTCTCCACCATCTTTTTAGCCGCAGCGAACAAGAGGCCGGCCTGCTCATCATCCCCAGCACAATTATAGATCTGTGCTGAATTCTCGCCATCGTTGAAAAGCAGGCCATTTTCGACCCCGGCCATCATGGTTGTTTTGGCATTTTTTCGCGGCATTTGGATGTAAGCCTTGCGGATCAGGCGCTTGCCATTGTCGCGTTTCAGACCGAAGATTGGGCGTAGAATCTCATTTTTGAAGGTGTCAGGGAGGATAAGAGGCTCGCCGGAAAGATCGCCCTCGACGTGCCGGCAGTGCTTTTCAATGAAGGATATTTTTTCATCGGCGGCCTTCGCGTCGTACCTGTACTTTTTCTTTAGCGTCTCAAATCTTTCTAATGCCGTCACTTGATAGTATACCCGTTTTCAACTATATTTACAGTTGAAGGTATAGGTATAGTACAAGGTATTGGCCCCGTTGGTAGCGGGGCTTTTTTATTTCAGCAGGCTCATTTCCTTGCCTTCTTTCTTCGCTGCTAACGGGATCTTTTGAACATCCAGCGGGCTAAACCCGAACTTCGCCCCGTATTTATCGATCACTTTCGTGGCTTCTGACAGCACAGCCAGCGATGGATTCTGAACCCGGTACACCTGGCCTTTCGTCCCGATCTCTTCAATGATAAAACCCTCATCCATTAAGCTGTTTTCAGCCGTCCGGGCCATCCATACCGCCCAACAATACCGCCGCAGTGGCTCGAGACACGCTTTCGCTAGGTACCCCGCTTTCTTCAAATCATGGCAGCGGTCATTCCAAAACGACTGTAGCGGATAAGGCCACCCCGCCGGACATGCCGGCATCCGTTCCCCGCTCCATTCCTCCAATTCTACCGGTTCGACCTCCTTAGAGGGTTCGAACGTCCCTTGCATTTCCTTCTCTTCCTTCGTTTTTGCCCTCATATAGCCCTTTTATAACTAAAAATTTAGTTTCAAACATTGCGTGCGGGGAATTCCTGCTGCTCTGCGGTCTGCCAGTTTGGGAATCGCCGTGATTTTAGTCCCCCCTTGGGTTGCTGTCTTGTTGTGGGAATATATCATCATCTTCTTTCCTCCTTGGTCTTGATTGAATGGCATGATTTACTTAATGCCTGCATATTAACAGTATCAAATGGATCTCTCCCCATGATTGTAACCCATATTACCAATGGTATGATGTGGTCGGTTACTTCGCTTCTCTCTGTTAGCCCTATATCAAGGCACATCTTGCATAATGGGTTAGCCTTTCTGAATGCAAGTGATGTCTTTGTCCATCGTGCCGATTGGTAGAAAGCCCGGAAATTTCCGCCCTGTCTGTGGGAAGTAGGGGCACTATTATCTCGTCTACGGTTAAGAGTGGGCATTGAACCAAAGATTATTCTGTTTTGTTGTCTCCATGCGGTGGCTGACTATCATTTTGTTTGGCTTTTAGTAAATCAGAGACGTCGACAAACAGCTCTATCCTTGCCCTCGGTGGCTCATTAATACGCTCAATGATGGTGCAATGGAGTTGTTTTGGGACTATCTCACCGTTGGGCATGGCCAGTAAGAAGTGCGTACCGTCTGATACGATCTTACAAACAGGGCTTTGGAATGTCCTGTTGTGGTTGGTTGACCACTTCTCGAACCCAATTAAATAGCCGAATATCTTGAATGTCATTCCTTCTCCTTTAACCGTTCCAAACCTCGTTTATAGGCCTTTAATGCTTGATTATTGGTGGAAATGTTCTCTTTTATGAGCTTCATTTTCTTTTGATCGTCGGCGATTTCTTGCTCGATGGCCTCGATCTTTTGTTCTAGTAGAGATGTGTCCATTATTTTAGCGCATTGTTAATTGCCTGTTCCATTTTCTGCCTCTCGTTGGCTTCATTAATCATCCGGTCGATATAAGTCTCTGCTTGTTTTATAAAGCCATCGATTGTGCTCGCTACGTGTTTGTGATCTGACGTGGTATATACACCCTGACCGTCAGGGTATCTGACATGAACCTCAAGGCTGATGTATCCATTATGACGATAATCATTATAATCATCGTCTTTATCTTCAACGGTCCAAATTTTATAAGTATACCCGCGATAGGTTCTCATTCGCCCTAATTCCGGCTTCTCATCACCATGTTGCCTTCTCTGCATCTCAGCGGTAGTGGGCCAAAAGAACCAAAGTATTGCCCTCAAAAATTGTTTCATTGCTTATTTATTAAGTCTCTTATCCATTGCCATGCTATCCGATGATGAGAGGGAACAGACCTTAATGGCTCATTTAGGATTTTAAACGCGTAAGCCTCCGACTCTTTACGTTCCTCCGGCGTCAGTTCCGCTAATGTTTTGCCTTTAAATGTTAGGGCTTTCATCCTTTATTAATAAGGTCTCTTATCCTTGCGGCTTCTTCAAAATCTTCACGGTCGAGGGCGTCTTTCAAGCGTTGTTCTATTGATACTTTCTTGTAAATCTCGTCGCTATGGCTTATAAACCTCAGGTCTTCCGGTGTTAGTCCTACGCAGTATTTGAGGTAGTATGTGCTTAGTAGTTCTGGATTTATTCCGTAGGCAGACATTATTTCTCGCTTCTGTTTTTCCTGTTTTCGCTCCGCTTTCTTTTTACTCTGATTATACAGATAAAATGACAAGGCAATCATTACCGCCATCCCTGTGAATAATCCTGAAATGAATAGAGCCATAGAATGCATCTTATTTATCGAATTGCCGCATGTTGATATAGATAAGCGTCCCTATCCGGGTGAGTTTAATTTCTCCGCGCTTCTCTGCTCGCCAAATTGTGATTCTTGATATCTTTTTCTCTTTACAGAAATCAACTAACGACACAAGGGAATCTGTTCCGCTAGGTGTCTGCCGCGCTAATTCCTCTCTGACAATTTGCCGGATAATATGCTTGAAAGAATCTACTAAAGAATTGTATAAAATTTTATTCATCCTGCTAATTTAAAAAAAAGACAGCCCGGGCCGACTCTCAACGACCCAGGACTGCCTTAAACCCCACTACAAACTATTTTTTAATTTCATTGTGCTTTTCTTAGTTGCTTATCTTCAATTCCTCGCCTGTTAGAGCGAAATACAGATTCTGTAGTTGGTGGACGAACTCAATTTCGGCATCTTCATACTCGTTATTATAGCAGCGAGTCCATTTCCCATTTTCAAAATGAATCACGTACATCATCCCCGAAATCCTGTAAGTGGTCGTCTGACTTTCTACTCTTTTCTTAAACCCAAACTTCAATAGCCATTCTTCTGTGAGGGGGATGGGTTCAAAATGATCCTCTATGAGCGCTTCATGGATCTCGTCGACATCTATCAGACAGACATTTAGCCCGGTGACCTTTACAGCATTGCCTCTGTAGTAAATCCAATTCCCGATCCTTAATTCTGATGCTTTCATTGTGCTTTTCTTAAAGTTTTTGTTTCGATGCCTTTAAGATACGATTCAGCAACGTACAATTCCGCCCTGCCCAGGTAATGGCGTTCGATTGTTTTTATTGACGTGCCGGTAAAATCACTGATCACTTTCACTGGAACGCCCATACCGCCGAGGATCGTAATAAAGGACCTTTTGCCTGAATGGCTGCTGATGTATTCCCACTTCTGGCCTGGTATCCGGATCTTCTTATTTCCTTGCCAGCGTTCGATGTAGATTTCCTGAGTGATGCCGGCCAACTTGCAGATTGTTTTGATGTGCTTGTTTAAGTGCTGTTCGCTCATGGAGGGGAGTTGTCCGCCGTACTTTTGAACGATGTCCACAACCGGGGCGCAGAATCCAACTAACGGGAGTTGGACTATTTTTTGCTTTTGGCGGCTGCCTTTCTTTTGGTGGATTTCCCAGGTGCCGGTGGCGATGGCAAGACTACTGATTCTCTTAACATCAGAGATTCTTTGTCCCGTTCTGCAAGCCACTGAAAGATAGTCTTTCGCAATTCTAAGATGGCTTTTCCCTTCTCCGAATCTGAGCGCTTCAATTCTTTGGAGTTCATCTAATGTCAGGCTTATAATTGGATATTCTCGTTTTATAATCTCCCAGGACTTGTAAGAAGGATTAACCGGGTAACCTCTTTTTTCAGCCCAATGGCAAAGAGTTTTGATGTGCGTGATATACTTGTAAACAGCATCATCAAATAATCCAATGCGATGTACAGGGTTATCACTGGCAAACATAGTAAGTACGCCGCTAGCGCTATCGTGCCTAAGATCAAAGCCAGTATAAAGCGGGTTGTCCGAATTATAGAGGAACTCTTTGAACCCGTCGTAAAAATTGAAGTCCAGTTCATCGAATGTGAGTTTAGGATTAAACGCCTCCAACTTCTTCAATATCGATCGGTACATTTTTACCGTCGTGCTTTCTTTCTCCCTGGAATACTGCGCAATTAACAGACCGAGGGTATAGATTACCGTTTTTTTTTCATCGGTGGGCGCATGGCCCTTCACTGCCTTCGTGATCAAGACTTTCAGGTCCGGACCGCTGGCCGCTTTGTTGTCGCGCCAAATGTCCAAAAGGTCAGCTTCGATGCTCGAGAGGTGCCGGTTGATGCGATCATGTTGTTTTTTGTGTTTGGAAGAAACGCGCTGTCCTTCCCACATGGTCGGGGGAATGTTCTCACCGGTGGAGAAATCCAGTGGCCCGGTTTGGGTTGAATAGAAACGAACAACGATAAGGCTGATCGCTGCTTTGGGATTTTTGAGGCGGAATTTTACTGAGGCCATGAGTGGATGATTTTGGTTGGTGATGCGATCTCAAACAAAGCCTCTCTCGCCTCCTTTAAAGTATCAAACTTCAATGTTAGGCACTCAAGAAAAACATGACCGTCCTGCGGCTGGCCATAAACATCCAATGTAACCCACTCATTGCGGTACGCTTGTTTCCCGTACCATGTCAGTCCATCACGTACTTTGATTAATTTTTCTGGGTAAAATCCACGGCGGGTTTCTGTTATTCGGTAAGTACCCTCAATAATAATCTCGCGTTGTTTTGAGATTAGTCCTCTAAATTCAGGAGAATTGGTTGGGGTAATAAATGGTTTCTTTTTAGCCATATTGCTGTTCAAATATACAGCAGATATCGGTCTACAAATGGTCTATATGGAATAGTGAAACCTAGCGAATAACAAAGTGTCTTGTACGTATTAAGAACACCGTTTCCATTCGTGTGGGTTCGCTCTAAACCACCATCTGTAGTCCGTACGGGAATCGAACCCGTGTT